AGATTCATCAAACATACCAAGTAATAATTGAGTAACGAGTTCCCGAAGTTACAGGCATAATTTCATGAGGATACATGAAATTGGATGGAAATACAATTACAGATCCTTTTGGAGCTCTAATCATAATTTCCCTATCAAAGAAAGCAAACTCACCACCATCATAATCATCGTTAATTAACAATGAACATGAGACACTTCTTTGTTGTTGTTGAAAAGAATCTGTATGTTGTGTATAGAATTGACCTGTTTCATAACGAAGAAGATCATACCCAGTATCGATACTTGGGCAAAAATGAGAAAATTCCTGAGAATATTTTTTAACCACTTCTAGTAGTTGTTGATGCAGTTCAACATCAATAAACTTTCTAATCTCAAAATTATTATCTATAATCTTTGGATCAGAAATTTGGACAACACTGCAATTTCTAATGTTTTGATTAACCGCTCCATCACCAACTCTAGTTAGATTCCATTCACTGGAATTTTTATATTCGTTTAAAATCTTATCACAAAGTTCCTCTGAAACAATGTTATAATAAACTTTTACAAAATCTTGTAATGTTTTAGTAGAACTAAGTGATGTTGGTAACGATGTTTGGTTTTTTTCTACTAATGTTTCTGTCAATGTTTCTACTTTAGAAACCGATTCTGATTTATTATTTGTCTGTTCTTTATCCGAAATTCCTACTTTGTCTTTTTCTCTATTATCAAAGTAGGCATAAGAACACTCGCCACGACTTCTCACATAATGCAAGAATACTTGGGAATAATAACTCCCCCTATATTCATCTCTCCAGTGTGGAGCAATGCGGCCCAAATAAAGCATTGCATCACCAGGATTTAAACTAACAAACTTTTTTTCTTGTTGTGGAGTTTCAATCCAAATAGGCCAAGGATAATCACCATCTAGGTGCAAAGTCAGAGAAATTTCACAAGCATCTCTGTCAGTATGTTTTTCTAAAACAGATCCTTCTTTGTATACTCTTGCGTAAGAATACGTAGGAAGAACAGTTTCTTCTAATAAAGTAGATACTTCTGGAGTTTTTTCACATAACAATTCTAAGAAAGATATATGATTATAAACAGCATGTGAATCAGGGGCTTGGTCATCTCCGGCTAACCCCTGAGTTTCACAATGACTTTTAAACTCTTCTGCAAGAAGTTTTGCTTTATCTGATGATATGAAATTTGGTATTACCAAATAATTATTTTCAATTAATTTAGAATTCATTGTTAATTATATAAATTGAATTATTTTATTTTAGATCAAAGGTCGGCAAGTAATTTTTCAAGATCTTTTTCAAGTTGAAGTGCAGTAGCATCATCCTCATCTGAATTAGTAGAAATAAGATTTTCCATGTCAAGTTCAAGATATGCATCTCGAATTCTTGCTTCTTCTTCTTCTCTGAGTCTTTGAGCTTCTGCCTCTTCAGCTGCAATTCTTTCAGCTTCAACAAGTTTACTTGCTTCCCATAGAGAGAGAGCGTTTTCATAAACTCCTAGCTCTTTAATAATTACATTAGATACATTTTTTTTGAATTCAATTTCTCCATAAGGCTCATCTTCGCCAAAGCCATATTCTCCATCTTCATCAGGATCTCCATACCATTGAAGAGCATGGAATCTCCCCCAAGTCTTAAAATCATAGTTTTCGATCCAGCTAAGATCATCAAAGATAGTTAGATCTGCAGTATATCCTATACCATCTTTAATGATAAGATTGTCACTCCTGACTATCGTTAATCTCATTGTTTCCGTCTCCTTGTAAAATATTTGAAGATGATGTTAATGGAGTTACATTTATAGGTAGAACTCCCTGTTGCATAAGCCCTTGAATATATATGTCTCTGTTTTGTTCATTAGCCTTAACAACCTCATTTCGGAATGATTCAACAGCAGCACTAGTATGACGTTGTTGTTGAGAATTTTCAATTGTCAACATTGGCAACCAAGTAACTGAACATCCCCAATGATCAACGTCCTCTCCAGTGTTTGGATTCATACCACGAACATGCATATACCAAGCACACTTATGTTCAATGCAGTCTTTTTTTAATAATGGACAATAAGTTCCTACACTTTGTTTTTTAAACATAATCACTATGGTTTAATAGTTTATATTATAACAGAGATTAATTAAACGTGCAATATATAACATCAATATATGTAATATTGAAATCTACATTAGTATTAATGGGTCCATTCGCTGCGTTAGCATTGACAGAGTGAGTATGACCCCCACTATTACCAGTATTACCAGTTCCACCGCCGTTTTGCACTCTTGCAGGTCCTCCGCTGGCCGATTGAACGTTACCTCCGGCAAAAGCAGGGTGAGTATGAGATGGTATTGAATTAGCATCTAAAGTTGCAGATTGACCAGCAAGACCCGAAATACTTACCGGAACATTTGCACTAAGTGGTCTTGTTGCCATTGTAGAAGAAAATGTTTGATTTCCTCCCGCATTACCCGAAGTTCCTGAAACAACTCTCAATGCTCTATCATTGACAGCTGTTTGTTTTGTCCATCCCGTGGGCGCATTTGCTTGATAAAAAATTACTGCATTTCTTGATGGTGCGCCACTCACGCCCTGTGGGAAAATTTGGTACTTAGAATTAACCGATGTTCCATCACTAAAAGTAATTCCAGATGCTGTTAATACTGCCATGTTAAATATCTCCCAATTTAGTTATATGAACAAATATTAACATCAAAATAGTGTATGCTCATATTCACCGGACATGAGCCTGGTCCATTAGCTGAACTATAATTCACTCCATGTGTATGAGCTCCACCATTAGCACCATTGCCTCCAGTAGTTCCAGGTCCTGGAGATGTTCCTTGGTTAGTTCCTTGAGCTGGATTAGGGCCGTTTCTACCTTCAGCACCTCCAGCATTTAGGGGGTGACTATGCTGAGCTATAGTGCCAACAGTAATAGAAGTCGCCGTCAAGCTAAGAGATGAAATTGATATCGGGACATTAGTAGAAAATGTTTGTGAAACAAAAGTATTAGTAAATGCATTAACTCCGCCCCCCGTTCCTCCAGAGTTACCTGAATTTACGACTCTCAACGCTCTATTATCTATAGGAACTCTTGTCCATCCGGTAGGAGCAGCTGCTTGGTCATGAACAAAAAGCATAGTGTTATTTTGAGAAATCACAAAATATCTACTGTTGACTGCTCCATTAGCGCCGCCAAAATCTATTCCTGTTGAAGTTAATACAGCCATGTCAACTATCTCCTACTTTTATATTTATTATCCATTCCAAGAACAAGTAATAACATCATTATATTGAACTCTCATATCAATATTAGTATTAAAAGGGCCATTCGCAGCATAATTTATCGGATGATTATGAGATCCTCCGCCTCCGCTGTTGACATTACCAGTGCTACTACCAGGATTAACTACACTTACGTTGCTACCGGGGTTGGAGTTACTATTTCCGCCATTATTAGCTGGGTGAGCATGGGCTGGAATCATATTTGTATCAAGAGTTACAGCAGCGACTGAGAAACTGATTGAAACGGGAACATTTACACTTACATTCCTGGTGGTAAGAGTGCTAGAAAATGCATTATTTCCTCCTGCATTTCCGCCAGATCCAGAAACAATTCTCAGCATCCTATCATTTGCTGCAACAGATGACCAACCAGATGGCGCGCTCTGTCTGTAGAATACCGTAACTGTACCTGATGGAAATGAAAGATTTGCTCTTGAATTAGCCGATGTTCCATTACCAAAGTTAATTCCAGTTGCTGTTAATACCGCCATTTGTATTACAAAACTTTCTGCTTCTTTTTATTTATAATTATTCTAGGGAGTATAACCATCCGGTGCATAAGTATTTTACTACACCTTTTGGGGGCATAATGCCTCTGTGTACAAAATCCCAAGTAGAAGGAAAAAATATTAGTTTACCTTCTTCGGGTTTGATCTTAGTTCCATCAATAAATTCTGTTTCTCCTCCACTTTCAACGGTGTTAAGATACCAAATAAATGTAATTTTTCTTGTCCCGTTTATAATATCTCCAGTAAAATCATGATGCCAATGATAGTAGCCCTCACCACCTATTGTCCTTTGAATTTGATATCCAGTATCTTTTAAATCAACTCCATCCAACGGACCTTGCAAATTTTCAGATAGATACTCTCTATATTCTATTAGTCCAGAAATCAAAGATTGATAAAATACTTCATCTTCATTTTTCCAATCTGGCAAACAAGAAGTTATACTCAAGTCTAGAGACTTTTTCCTTTGGCTAAGTCCGCCTAGTGTTACACCTTCAAATTTTCTTAGGTCTCTTTCAAATTTGTAAATAGTATCTCTACAAAACTCACTCGTCAAAGCGTTTTGTTTTTCCCATATAAATTGGTTCATTCTCTAGGTTTAGGTTTATTACATTCATTGCAGTAATATGAGTATCCAGTTTTAAAGTATTTTACAATTTGGTAGTGATCTGCATCCAGTGGTTTTGTCTCACCACACTTACTACAAGTCCTTTCCGTAATTCTTTTTTGCTTTTTTGAGTTCTTTAAGCTCTGCTTTAATTTCTTTATATGCTGTTCCCCCATCAATTTTACCGCCCATTTCAAGAGCAATAATGATGTCCACTCTCGTGCCGAAATGAGCGAGTGCTTTCTCAAAGTCGTCCAGTTCATACATTGTAATTAATTCCACAATGCTCTGCAATAATATCTATGCGAGCATCAAGAGAATTCTCCATCCGATAAAGTTCATTGGTAGTGCCAACATTCTCCTCTTCAAGAACTTTAATTCTAGTTTCTAATTCAGAAATGCGTTCATAAAGTTCATCAATAGCAACAGGATCTTCAAAACCCCACTTCTTTTTAAACCAATACGGATCAATCATAAAAAACCTATCTTTTATACTAC